TCGAGCCTTTGTTAAGAATTTTAACACCAGGCTGTAAGAAAAATGGAACAGACTCTAACATGGTTACGATACGTGCAATCATTTCCCTTGCAATTGCACCTTTGTTAGCAAGAACTGCAACTGTTATTTCAGGTTTAAATAATAAAAACCATAAGAGATATGCACAAGATGTGATTGATTTACCACTCTGACGTGATGCAAGAACGACACTAAATCTATTGTCATTGTAGTGATTGATTAGATTTTCTTGATATCCACGAAGTCTAAAAGGAACCATACCTTCATCTAGTGATATAATTTGTGTATAATTTTCGATAAAATGTGTAGGGTCTTCAGAACACTTCATGTATTCTTGCATCTCTTGTTGAGTGTATTGTGTTTCAATACCTGCTCTTTTTACAAGAGTGTTACCGAGATATCCTTCGTTTTTATTGAGTGTCATCTTTTTTAGACTTCTTCAGAAACTTCTGTAGTTCTGATGTAGAACCAACATATAAATGATTATGTTGTGTTCCTATCTTCTGTTCGTCTTCCTTTTCTAAATCTTTAATTTTCTTTTGAACATCTAAGAGTTTCTCTGCAACATCGGCAGTAGTCCTTAGAATCTGTCCAGCGACCTCATAAGCACGTGGATTTTCCATCTCTTTAGATAGTTCAAGGATTCCATCCAATGCATCCTGACCACGTTCTACGAGGTTGTAGAGGTTCTCTCGTGCATACTTGTAGTCCGTTTCGATGTTATCTGAACGGGAAGGGAGTTTAACAACCTTTGCTTCTTTTTTGATTTCGCTGTCGATATCTAAAAGGTTATTTAATTGTTTGTCTATATCTTTTGGCATAATTAACTTGAATCACTTGTTGTATCCTCAGAGTATGTGGAATCAGCACCGTCATCATAAAAACTCACTGTTTCTGCAACCACAAACGTATCGGATGGGTCTACAGAACCTACAAATTTAAGTCTAGTGTTTGCATCTAAAGTTACAGCACTAGACAATCCAACTGTCAATCTATCTTCAGAGATACTTGAAACAGTAGGATTTGTCGATAAGTTTGTTCCGAATACTTCATCGTTTACACTTATCTTACTATTTATTGCACTTGCAAAAGTCACACTTGTGTTATTAGAAACTGCATTTGATGTTTCTAAGAAAGCAGGTTCATAGTGTTTAACTTCTTTTACTAGACCACTGTTATCTATTTGTGTAGATGTAAATCCAGCATTAACACCATCTGTAATGTAATCTCTTTCAATAACTGAATTGATGATACCACCAGTGTATACAGGGCCGAAGAAGTATAACTTCATATCAAACTCCATTGTATATGTTATCACTCTCCTTGTTAAAAAGTCTGATTCGTATTCATCACTGTAAGATACACTTTTTAAAATGATTGGAACGTCTCTAGTGTCCGACATATCATCAATCATTTTCATTGCAACTGTATATTCAGGTTGGAAATATGGTAAAATTTGTTCGACAATTTGTAATGCATCATGCATATTTTTTGCAAGAATGTCTAATGTAAATGATAAATTGTAAGGTGCTGGATTGTATTGATACTTTCTATTACTTCCACCCGTCTCTAAGGTTGTTTTACTATGTCTTATAAGTTTGTTTTGTTGTCTTGCTTGGTCATATTCAAACCCACTTAACTGAAATGCCATACGTGGTAATGAGATTGCACTTCTATTACCATCATTTAGATTTGGTTCCTCTGCAAGTCTCTGTAGAAACTTTTGTTTTGGGCCGTATGAAATAGGAACTAATTGTTCTGTTAGAACAGTTCCATCGTCTTTGATTTTTTTAACTTTGATATTATTAAAGAGTGTTCCAAAAATAGATACACTTCTTTTAATAGTTTCATTATAAAAATGGGTTCCAAACATTATGTAACCTCACCGAATGGATTTGTCTCTGAGAAGTCTAAGTAGTTATCTGCTTTTGTTTCAAAGTCTTTATTATCTGCTTGTGGGTCGTTTGTCATATCCATCACATCATCAATCGATGTAATTTCTCTTGCAGTTCCGTTTGCACCAGTAATCGTATCACCAACTTGAAGTGTTCTAGTGTTATCTTTTATCATAAGTTTTCTAGTTGAAGGTGTCCAACTTACAACCTCTCCAACCGTTGTAGTTACACTATCTATGACTGTTGTGATGTTTTCATTGGCAAGATAATTACCGTCACCACCAGTGTAAGAACTTGCAAGTGTCACTCCGATTTGATATGCTTGTTGGTCTTCTATTAAATCTATATTGATATTTCCAGTATCGAAATCTTCTCCACTGTATTCGAACAATTCACATTGTAGTTTGAATACGAATAGTTTACCAACTTGATAGAAAGGATTCTCGTGTTCTACAAATTTAATTTCGAACATAGAACCACTTAAAGGGAAGTAAATCAAGTCTCCTTCGTTTGGTCTTAGTGATGTTGCAAGGTTTGAATCTAAGGAAATGAACCTTTCCCATGAACGTAGAGATATTATAAAGGTTGCTTGGTCTCTTACTTCAATACCAAACTTAGACATGAGGTCTCCCTCACCCTCAAATCCTTCTGTATTTTCAATATACATTTCGACACTATATGAATCACCAAACTTAGATTGTATATCTTCTCCAAAGATGGAGTCTTCTTCTACAATCTCTCTTGGTAGATAAAAGGTCTCATGTCCATACATTCTCAAAGACTCAACTACTAAATCCTCGTAAAGGTGTTGTTCAGTTTGAACTGCATGGTTAAAAAATACGTTTGTTGGCATAATATTAACCCATCATGTCCATGACTGGCATTTCAAAATTCAGTCGGGACTCTTCTTCTAATCTTGTAATCTCTTCTTGTGCTTCCTGTTTCATTTGAGACCCATCTAATGTTACACCCCCAGGCAACTGTATACCTTGGAATTTAGAAAGGTTTTCACCCCATTGATACTTGACTAATGCAGTGCAATATTTTTTCAACCACATATCATTGTAAATATCAGTGAAGTCTGTTGGGTCTAGTTTTCTATAACACTCGATAATGATATACTCATCTGCATTTATATTACGAGTGTTCATATCAAGATACAATCTATTCATATGTGTATTATATCTGATAGGTTGTTGACCAACAAGCATTTGGTCTAACAAACTGATATGTTGTTGTATCATTGAGTATTGTAGAATGTTTGTAGATGTTAAATCATAGATATCATTCAATCTTAGTTGATATCTAAGGTCAAACATGTTAAGATTGTGTTTGTCGTTGAACGGGAATATGTTTATAACTGATAATACATATTCAGGTAAGACAATATAATTGTTTTGTTGTTTAAAAGTTTCATCAGTATACGCATGAGTTCCCGCTGCACTTTCAGTGAAGTCTTCATCACCTCTCATTGCAGTTAATTTATCTGACGTAAGTTGATGTTTGAGATACATTTTGATAGAACCATCATAATGATACTCACGAAAATATTGTAAACCTTCGTCTATTCTGTCGTCAAATTGGTCGTCATCGACATTGATTTCAAGAACAGGGGCACCAAGTTTTCTCTTGATGTATTCTTTTAATCCTGCTTTGCTGTTTGGTTCTGCCATAGTAAGTTCTCCTCTTACTATTTATACGTTTTTTGAACCTATTCGAAGTATGTCTTAGTTTGAAGTTTGTCGATTTTCTCGTCTATTCTCTGAATAGAGTTAAGAATTCTTTCGAAATCTTGTTCGACTTGGTCACGTGTTACGTAATCTTTAGCGATTTCTTCTCTTGTTTTATTAATAAGAATGTCGATACGTTTCTGTTCTGCTAGAAGAGACCTCACAAGAAATCCTGCTGGAACCACTATGAGTGTGATAATAATATCCCAAAGTAAATGAGGTTGTAAAGTTATTTCTTCCATACAACTATTTAGAAGATTGGGTTCCCTCTCTCGTCCAAATCAAAGACAAATTCATCAGGATTGTAATTTTCTATTTCACCAGCATTTGCAGTAGGTGTATCATAGTGCATTTCTATATTGAATGATACACTATACCTATCCTTTTTAGTAGGATTAGGTTCTACCATATGCATAAGTCCACTAGGAAACAATACAAGTTCTCCACTTTTTGGGTCAAAGTCCCAACTTGTAGCACCTCTTGGAGAGTGTGGAAAGTCTGCAACTACCTTTGCATGTGTATCAACTGCTGTAAAACATCCTTCGTCACCATCTGCATGAATATAGAATACACCACTATACCAACAACCATTGTGTAAGTGTGGTTTGTTCCATGCAAGGAAATCGTTTATGTTTGCCCAACAATTACCTAATCTCATATGTGCGATTTGTGGATTCAAACCATGAAAAGGAAACACTTCATCATAAAATAAGTGTTCAATTCTATTGATTAGTTTTTGAAATATCGGAGAGGACTCACAACCATCTTTAGATTGCCAACCAGTGTATGCATTTGAGAGTTGTCTACCCACTGGGTCTCTTTTTCTCATTGCATCCATTTCATCTTTTAACATACCCAAGTATTCTTCAGAGACACCTCTACTATCATCCAATCCTTCTTGTAAAAGATTTCTATGAAATACGTGTGTTGGAAATAATAATCTAACTGCCATCTTCTTCTCCTTGGTGGAAAGGACATTCGGGTGGTGGACTCTCTTCATTAAACATTTTACCTTTAGGTTTCCAATATCCCTTTCCTCTATATGGCCCAAAGTTTCTTACAGTCTCCTCTTCCATTAATTGTCCCCATTCTTGCATCGATTTACTCGTAGGTGTGTCTTCAAACTCTGAGGAACCTGTCCCACGATTATCTGTCCATGACTTATGTGTCTTAACTGTATAAGTTGCATTCCATGTTTCTCTTTTGAATGGAATGATTTGCACTAGAGGTGTTCCTGATTTGATAACAAACGAATGGTCTACCTTAGGATAAAAAATTATTTGTGCATTGTCCATACCAACATTAAAGGTGTCGGTATCAATTATACCTTGCCATGTTGCAAAATATTTATTCTGAAATAAGAAAGGGTCTAGATAAAAACAAGAATAGCCTGGAGGTGTTTTTACATTCCATGCATTTCTCATTTTAAATGCATCCTTTATCTGACTTCCTTTACCTAAGTATTCGAATGCATCTGCAAATTGAGTTGTAGGATGACTACGTGAATGATAATCTTGACCACTAGGGTCGAATGCTGCAACTTTAGTTGTCTCTCCATCATCTTCAGGATTAGTTCCATTGATAACTTCTATATCTCTATTTGCAGTTATAATCCATCCACTCTTTAACCAATCATCCATTGCTGGACAAGCACGAATTGTTTGTTGAACTTGTCCCTTGTTTAATTCTGCAACTTTAATATCTTTCCACCATTCAGGAACAATATTCTTCGCAAGAACTGGTTTAAAGTTCTTTACGGTGTCTGCATCATACGTGTGAAAATCTATCGTTGGCATAAAAAAATTCTTCCTCGTCAACTAGTCTTACTTCGTCTCCTCTTAAAACTAATGACCTTCTATCTATATATCTTGCAGACGGATGAGGTGCATCAGCACCATGTGGAATCCTACCATCAAACATAATTAATCTGTTTGGTTTAAATTCTATTTCTGCTATTTGATGATTCTTGACATGTTCATCACGTCCATCAATTCCTCTTTGATGTTCATCGTATAATCTCAATGAACCACCCCACTTTGGATTCCAATATCTATTTGGATAATAAAGAAATGATATATTCCATTCATCATGGTCTTCACAATCCGAATGAGTAGTTCCTTGTAAACCTTGAGTTTGAGAATTAAGTCCCATATACTGAAATCTTACCCACTTAAAACCAAACTCAGTTTGAACTCTTCTATTGAAATACTTTGCAAATAAAACATCCGACTGAGACATCCCGTCTTCTATTCTTCCATCACCTCTAAAATATGTTGCACCCCAAAACTGGTGATGAGGTAATCCAGTTGGACTGTCAGCATTTACTTGATTAGTCTTTGACCATATACTACTTTCAGAAATCTGTTTATCAAAATGATGCCAAAGTTCAGGTGCAAGATAATCATCTAAAACATAGATGTCTTTTAACGGCAACTCTTTTATTTTAAAGGGTTTGTCTAGATAGACGACTTCCATTCCCTACCTCTCATGGTCGGGTAATGTCGTTGGAACTGGTAATTGATTTATATAATCATCTAATGGTTTTAAATGGTCTTCTCTAGTTGCAAAAATTTCATTAACAAGTCCATCATAAATTACATATTGTGCATCAGCATATTCCATTACACGTCTTGCATTTGACCTATAAGGATGGTTAGAACCTTCCCTACCAGCAAATGTAACTTCAGTTAAATCATCAAAACCATACTTTTCAGTAAACTCTTTGATGTTTAATTTTACATTTTGATTCAAATCTGAAACAAATTGATTGTTAAGTGTTACACCGATTGGTGGTTCTGAGTTTGCAATGTATTGTTCAATTAATGTTTTTTCGCCATCTGTTAGAGGTCTTTTTTCGTTATCATCCCAACATTTGCTATAGTCATAATTTTCAATGACAACTTCAATATCATCGTATACCAATACGTCATAATCAAAACCTAATTCAGGTTTGTCTACGTTTTCGTAATCCCACTCTAAACCGTTTGGTTTTCTGATAATTAATTGATTATTTTCTGTATAGATTAATCTGTTCATACTTTATTATACCTCAATTTACCTAAAAAGGCAACATTGTTTTAAATCTTTTATAGTCTTCTAAATTATTTATGTGACTAGAATCCATCCCATCTATCCACGGCCCACCTCTTGTATAATGAATACCAGTGTAATCCCACTTCACTTCAGGGTCATCGTATCCTTCCACAAATATATATTTCTCAGGAATCTTACTTATTTTATCAGTCCATTCAAACTGATGTAATTGAGCACCAGTCCAAGTGTTTACAACTTCAGGTGTCAACTTCTTACAATCGGGATGACCATTATTAAAGAACATCATAGATGACCAAAGTTTACATGGATAGTCTATATTCACTTCACCATCAAACTTAGTTTCATCATGTTTCATTTGTGGATATTGAATACATGCAACTGCATCATCAGGATTTAGGTAATAAAACATGGTCAAAGGATTCTTCTTAAATATGAAATCATCATCGATGAACAAACTAAACCCTTCATAGTTTTCTAAGTAGGGGATTAGAAATCTGCTGTATGTAAACCATGTAGATTGATTCTCATAAGGTCTAGTATATTCGGGAATCTTAGATACATCTAAAAATTTTATCTCAGGGTTGAATGTGCTGTAGTCTACTAAATGACCACCACCAATAGACTTTTTAATAGTAAACTCTAAAGACCTCTTACATATTTCTTCTAGATTATTATGATTACTATCGTATCCTATGTAAATGTTTAAGGGTTTACCTTTTGCAAGTCTTGTAACCTTTTCATTATGAGCATATACATATTTTCTAAAGTCTATACTACTCATATCACATTGAAATTCTATAGTTTGATTAGTCCAACACAATGACATATTATCATGAGCAGAATTTTCTTTATTGTTTACTAACACTTTCCAATATTCGATAGTTTCATCAAGTGTCATAGATTTTACATGTTCTAATTGATTGAAAGTATCCCATATCAACATTTCCATGTTTGGGTCTTCCATTTCTTCAAAGACACCTGACCTTACACTGCCTGGATGAACTCTTAATTGTGTTTTACCACCAGCGTTTGTAGTGTAACCTTGAATAGGATTCCACAATCCATCTTTCTGAATACTTTGAACTAACCAGTGTGCTTTTGCAGAGTGATAATACATTGACTGAACACTCTGTTCAAAATTATCTGCAACAAAATCACCTTCATTTAATTCTTCTCTAATAATATCTACCATGGTAACTTGTTCACCATCTAGATTAGAAGTTTTGAATTTTGCTGGAACTACTGAACCTGGCATATCAGGGTCGGGTTGACCTGAAGTGTATACTTGTGGTAGAAATCTATGATATGTATTACACTGAAACTGAAGACCGTTAAATGTGATGAGTTTATCATCTCGTCTCATTTGTTCAATGTCACCCCACTTTACCAAACGAAGTTTAGGCATTTGATTGAACATCCACTCCCACATTTTATATGTTTCTGAATCTTTTGTGAAAGTGTTTAGATTGAGAGAACCTAAATGAAATTGTTCTGCAGAGTGTCTATGTTGATTTTCTGCAGACGTTAAATCAGGAAATCCATCGGGAAATTTGCCAATGAGTTCCTCTAAGGTTTTGATTTTATCCATAATATACTCCGTTCACTTATTTAGTGAACTATTTTAAGATGATACTGGAGTTCCAGGCCACGATTGTGTTAAGGAACCATCCCATCTAATCACTGGTGTTCTACCTTGTCTTGCGTATGTAGCAGGTTGTCTGTTTTGATACGTGAAAGGATTCTGACCTTGTCTTGCATAAGTCGAAGGTTGTCTGTTCTGATATGTGAACGGTGTTCTACCTTGTCTATCATATGTGACTGGTTGTCTATGTTGATAAGTAAACGGTGTTTGAGCGTTTCTTATGTTAGGTTCTTGACCATTCACTGGGTTTCTATAGGTAAACGGTGACCTATGTTGATATGTGAATGGTGTTCGACCCGTTCTTTGATACGTAACAGGTTGTCTATGTTGATACGTAAACGGTGTTTGTCTATTACGTATATTTGGTTCTTGACCATTCACTGGATTTCTGTATGTAAACGGTGACCTATGTTGATACGTAAACGGAACCCTATATGATACTGGATTCTGATAAATTACAGGTTGTCTGTTCTGATATGTGAACGGTGCCTGTGCGTTTTTAATTGTTGGTTGTCTACCATTTACAGGGTTTCTATAAGTAAACGGTGACCTAAAGTTATATGTAAACGGAACCCTATATGATACTGGGTTTCTGTATGTGAATGGAGACCTAAAGTTATATGTTGAAGGTTGTCTCGCATTCGCAATGTATGGAACCCTATAAGATGCTTGATAAGTGAATGGGTTTCTTGCGTTTGCAATATATGGAACCCTATAAGATGCTTGATAGGTAAACGGATTTCTAGCATTCCCGATTACAGGTTGTCTAGCATTTCCTATTACTGGTTGTCTTGCGTTACCTATTGCCATTTTTTATTCCTATGTTTATATTGCAACTCCAGTTTCAGGGTCTCTAAACCATTTTTCCATATTGTAATAATTTAAAATCCCTTGTCCTTGAGCATCTAAATGAGCCTCACATGCAGTTGCATCAAAAACTCCACTGACAACAAAATTGTCCTTTAGCGTTTTTACTTCAATAGTTCTTGTTTCTCCCAAAAACTCGTAACTAAATTGTTTTATTGCCCACTCTACTGAATCGTTTACTTGTATATCGTCTCGGGGTTCTCCCGTATAAGTTGTTGTTTCGAATGTTAATGACATAATGTTAATACCTATTTAATAAATTTAATTGTAAAATCACCACCAGTTGGGTTGAAGGGACTAGGCCCTGTTGTTACCCATGTCGGTGCTGGGAAACTCATACTATGAGCTGCATTTGAATATGTTGCTAATGGGAAAGCGGTCTCCGATAATCCAGGCGAACTAATTTTAATTTTAGTAAACCCAGCACTTACTAATGGAGTTGGCCCTCCTGGCGATGCAAGGAAAACATTCCAATTAGCGGCTATCATTGCAGGATATGATGGCCCATTTTTCCCTACCATTATTTTATTTGAACCACTGAATAAAGCTCCAGCAGTTGGTGATTGAGGACTTGAACCTAATCCTGATGGATTACCATAAGGAACACCATCAGTAAATCCTATGTAATATGCATATCCACTTGCTGAATAAAGAGTCATTTGTCCTGATAAAGTATAATGAACTGAGTCAAATGTATACGTATACGGTGACCTAAAACTGTAAGTAAACGGACTTCTAAATGAATACGTAAACGGTTGTCTTGCGTTAGCAGGATATGTAGCAGGATACCTTGCATTATACGTGAATGGTTGTCTCGCATTAGCAGGGTATGTAGCAGGATATCTTGCGTTGTATGTAAACGGTGCCTGTGCGTTCTTAATTGTAGGTTGTCTTCCGTTTACTGGATTTCTATATCCAGCAGGTTGTTGAGCATTTCTAATATTAGGTTGTTGAGCATTTACAGGGTTTCTATATGTAAACGGTGACCTAAAGTTATATGTCGAAGGTTGTCTAGCATTTGCAATATAAGGACTTTGTGCGCTACTTGGATTTCTATAAGCAGCAGGTTGTTGTGCATTCCTAATATTTGGTTCTTGAGCACTTACTGGATTCTGATATGTAAATGGTGACCTATGTTGATAGGTTGACGGTTGTCTCGCATTCGCAATATAAGGACTCTGAGCATTCGCAATATACGGATACGGTTGTTGAGCATTTCTTATATTTGGTTCTTGAGCACTTACTGGATTCTGATATGTAAATGGTGACCTATGTTGATACGTAGAAGGTTGTCTTGCCTGTGCAATGTATGGACTCTGAGCATTTGCGATATAAGGATAAGGTTGCTGTGCATCTGCGATATATGGGGTCTGAGCATTAGCAATATATGGATAAGGTTGCTGTGCGTTAGCGATATAAGGTGTTTGACTATTCGCAATATAAGGATACGGTTGTTGAACACTTTGTTGACCTGATGCATCGTTCCACCCTGTAGGTGTTTTAACATAGATTTGGTCAACTGCTTTCCATGTGGATGATGCAGTTTTAACCCATGCACCCTGAGTTGAATTCCAACCAGCGGGTGTTTTAACTTTTTGTGAACCTGAAGCCATATCCTATCTTATCCTTAATTAAGTAATATACTCTTATTTATTAAGAGTATAAAATCCATAAATCACCAACTGCGCCATCACCTGAAGAAGGTGCTGATGTTGATTGATATATGTTTCTCGCTGTTCCACCACTATTTGTTGCGTTTGTGATGGTAATCGCTCCTGATGCAATCGTTCCTACTGAAATATTAGGTGTTCCAGTTAATCCACTTGCATTGGTTGCCAATGTAGCAGTTGCGGCGTTACCCGTGCAAGACCCTGAAGACCCTGATACGTTACCAGTAACGTTTCCAGTTAATGCACCTTCAAAAGAAGTTGCTTTTACGTTGTAAGAACCGAATGTCCATTCATCTTCTGACTCGTCCCAAAGTAATGATACGTTAGTTGAACTTCCTCTTTCGACTTCAATACCAGCATCCTCTGAAGGAGTTCCAGTCACATCGTTGTTAAGAACAACAATGTTATCAGAGACATTAAGTGTTGCAGTGTTAACAGTTGTTGTAGTTCCGTTAACTGTTAGGTCACCTGAAAGTGTAAGGTCTCCAAAAGAAACGTTATCTGATGTTCCAACTGCCTGTCCAATACTTACAGCACCTGAACTGATTGAAACACCAGTTCCAGCAGTAATATGTGCTTGGACTTCTGATGCACTTGGCCCTGTATATGTAATTACACCTGTTGATGAATTATATGCAAGTGAACCGTCTCCACCTGAATCTGTTACTGATACAAGTCCTCTAACTTCTGCATCTGTTCTTTCTGTAAATGAGAAAGCACCTGTTCCACTGTTGTATGATAAATCACCACCAGCAGATACTAAACCTCTGATGTCTGAATCTGATAAACCAGCAAGTGTAAGTGTTCCAGCAGCATCGTCATATGTTGATGTAATGTTTGTTCCACCGACTACTAAACCGTTTACGATATCTTCAATCTCTTCTTCTGTTTTACCTGAAGAGTTAATTGTAAGTGTTCCGTTTGCATCGTCATACGAAGTTGAAATGTTTGTTCCAGCAGTAATTAATGCGTTTACTCTGTCGTCAACTCTTTCATTTGTAAAATATTGATTGGTTGACCCTTCTCCGATATCATCAGTGTCTAGGACAACTGCGGCACCAAGTGATACTGAGTTTGAGTTAACTGTAACAGCACTATTAGTAAGTTTTGCGTTTGTGATAGAACCTGCTAACATAGCATTAGTAATACCACCTTCTTTTACTTGAAGTGTGTCTGAACTTGTTTCGATTGAACTATCATCAACTGATACTGCAAGTGTTACATCACCTGTAGTTCCACCACCTGATAACCCGTCACCAGCAGTTACTGATGTAATATCACCAGTTGGAACCGATGCGACTTGTGAGTCAACGTATGCTTTTACTGATTGTTGTGATGGAAGTGCAGTAGCACTGTTTGATGACATGTCATCTTCATCAGTGATTGGAACGTCAATAACGATTGTATCTGAACCATCATCGTAAGTTGCAGTTGCAGCACCTGTTCCACTTATAATACCACCGATTTTATCTGCGATTGCCTCTTCTACTGCAGAACCTACTGCAGCACCGACCAAATCACCTGATGAGTTGATAACCTCAACACCACCAACTGATAGACCGTTCTTAATATTAAAATTCTTTTCTCCTGCCATTAGATGGTTCCTCCATCAATCTGAACATTTGCAAGAGTTTTTGAAGCAGATGCATTTGATAAATGCGTATCTACTTTTCCTGTTGTGAAATACTGATTGGTTGACCCTTCAGAAATATCATCCGTGTCAATCTGCGATAATGCAGAAGCGACAATTTTACCTGATGATGTGATGACTTCCGTGGAACCAACTTCTAATCCATATTCTATTACAAATTTGTTTTGTGTTGCCATTGTTGTGTCCTATTAGGTTGGATTTGTTAAATCTATACTACTATTTAGAAGATAGTGTTCTTCAAAAAACCTATACTGTTAATAAATTTCTACTTAATTTAAAACTTGTCGAAGATGTTGAAGCAGGTGTAACTCTTAGTCTCACGTTACCTGAATTAGTGTCTACAGATAGTGTAAACAATGAGGTATTTGTGTAGATATCACCGAACTGAGAGAAGTAAGCATTTGATGAATTATGAATTACCATGACTTCACATGCATGATAATTAGTTCCTTGTGATGCTTGTATATGATACTTTGCACTTCTATAACTTAAAAGAGGGAATGTATCTAAATTTACTTCTGTAGTTGCAGTTGTTGTCAAAGTTGCAGTTGCATCCATTCTCAAATTCTGTAATGAGAGTGGGCCGACTGCAGTAATTTGACCAGTTGATTCGATATCTCCTGCTTTAAAATCTGCGTATGCAAATCCACTATCCGAAGTGTCTATAGTGTTTGATGGTTCTGTCTCCAACCCATCAAATAGTTTCCATGTTGAATCACTTGCATCTCTTACAAGGCCAGTGTATTCTGTTGCACCATCTGAAAGACCATCATCATAATTTCCATAGAAACCAATATCTATAATATCACTTGAAGTGTTACCACTTGCAAGTTCCATCATAGAGTCTGTAATAGACATGGTAGTGGAATCAACAACTAAATTAGTTCCTTGAACCGTTAAATCTCCAGTAATTGTAAGATTTCCATCCACGGTTGAGTTTCCTAATGATTGGAAACCTAAGTCCGTGAAAAATTTAGTTTTTGTTGCCATAATACTATTTATACAAAAAGAAAGGGGGACATTACGTCCCCCTTAGATGATTTTTTAAAATCGTTTAAGCGTCTACTGTAGTTCTATCGAACTTTATCACTGTAGATGATGATGAAGCAGGTGTTGCTAATAATCTTAGATTACTCCCACTTATATCTGCATCAAATGTTGCAAGACTTTTTGATTTCAAAGTGCCATACTGAGTTAACGTGACTGCAGAACCGTCATGAACAACAACAATTTCTGTAGAGTGGAAATCACTTCCCTCTGACATTGCAACAACATATCTTGCAGCTCTGAAATCTGCTTTCGCAAATGTGTCGAGTGCAAATTCATCTGTTGCAGTTTTTGTTGCGTCGCCTGATGTTCTGTCCTTCGATTTGACTTTCTTTGTAGTCGTAATTTCATCGTTGTCTACATCGAATTGTATTCCACGAATCAACTCAGCGATTTTAAATGCGTTAGTTTTCGCCATGTTTTACTCCTTATGAAAGTCTAATTTGGAAGGTTTTGAATGTTGTATTAGTATTAGCAGGTGTTACTAACAATCTCATGTTTCCACTATCTATATCACTTGAAAGTGAGAATAATGAAGAACTTGAGAATGCATCACCATACTGAACAAAATACGCATTCGAACCATCGTTAATCAATAATACTTCGGCCGCATGAGTTCCAGCACTAGCATGAGTTGCCATTACGACATACTTAATTGCTTTATTGCCAGTTGCGTTTGAACTCAAGACTTGGTCGGATGTAGTTGCAGTCAATTCACTTGTTGTGAAGAAACCTTGAACTAAATTCGAGATTGAAGTCTGAGCGACCACCTCTAAAACGTCCCCTGATACTGCATTCGCCTGTAATGTAAGTGAACTGGTAGAAGTTCTTGCATAGTCGTCTCCGACTACAAGTTTAATACCGTTCAAGTAAACCTGTTCTAAACCAAGTGTATACGATAAGGATGCTCCGTTATCGTCATTACCTGAGAATAGTGTTTGGTTTCCAGTTACACTATATGTGAATGTTGTAACACCAGTTGATGGCGCATCGGTGAAACTTAATGTTCCACTACCGTTAGTTGATAACAACTGACCGTTTGTTCCATCACTAGTTGGGAAAGTGATTGCATCATTTATAGTTAGAGAGGTAGGGTTAGACCCCACTTCTACAACAGCAGCAGACCCATCATCCTTCTCAGTGTATAACCTACCGTGGTAAGTATTTACCGCTAATTCTCCAAGAGACAAATCACTTGTGCCTGGAGTTGCGTTCTGAGTAGAACTTCTTTTTAATTGGATTACTGATGCCATTTTACTCTCCTATTGATTGGTTGAAATTAATTACTATTAAAATGTCCCACCGTCAATAGCAGTAACTGTCACAGCACCTGATGATACTGTAAAGTTATCTGAGGAAAATGAAGCAATACCTTTTGCAGATGTTGTTGCATCATCGATAGCAACATCACCTGAAGTTACAGTGAAGTAACTACCTGAGAAAGATGCGATACCTTTGTTGGAATCTGTTGCATCTTCAGCAGCGATTGTTATTGCACCGTCAGCATTAGTTACATCGATACCTTCACCAGCAGTTAAAGTTGCAAGTTCCATGTCTCCATTAGAACCATTACCAACCAATAACTCTCCAGCAGCAGGAGCAGCACCGTCTACAGAAGTGATTGAACCACTTAATGCAAGACCTGTTGCTTCTAAACCACCGAATACAGCACTCATTGCTGTTCCAGTAAATGTTGATGAACTATCTGTTGCTGAACTTAATGCAACGAACTTACCTGATGAATCATCTAAACCAAAGAAACCAACTTTAGCAGAACCATCGTTATACTTAAATTTGATACCTCTGTCTAGGTTGTCATCTGATGCATCGTCACCGATTTCAAATACTGGGTCAGCAACTGAAGTAGTTGTTGAGTTTACAGTAGTTGTTGTTCCGTTAACTGTTAAGTTACCTGAAACTGTTAAGTTACCTGAAGCAGATATGTTTGTTGATGTAATATCGTCTGATGTAAGTGTTCCATCAACGTCAACATTGTTAAATGTTACGTTGTCTGATGTTCCAACTGACTGACCAATTGCAAAAGTTGCTGTTTGACCTGAAACAGAAGTTGTTACACCTGTTCCACCAGTGAAAGTGATTGATTGTGAGTCTAAGTCGACTGCACCTGTTCCACTGTCACCTGCCATGTCTAAGTCTTGAGCAGTTACTTGTGAATCAACATATGCTTTAACAGATTGTTGTGAAGGAACTTTAACATCTGAATCAGAAGACATGTCATCTTCGTCAACAAAGAAGTCAATCATACCGAGTTCAACGGCACTGTTTGCGATTGTTACAGCACCACTTGATGCCATTGTTACGTCACCACTTAGTGATACGTTATCAAATGAATCACTTCCGTCATGAACAAGAATTTGTCCTGATGTTGGAGATGAAATATCTGAGTCTGTTGCACCTGCTAGTGTTGATGTTGTTGATAAGAAAGAAAGGTTACCTGAACCATCTGTTCCTAATACTTGGTTTGCACTACCATCACCTGAAGGTAATACGAAGGTCACGTCTGAAGCAAGTGTATCAGGAGATTTCAATGCAACGAAATTACTTCCGTTGTCTGAATCTTCCATTAACTTTAATGAACCACCTGAAGTTGAACCGTTACCAACTTTAAAGTCAGCAGGAGTTGCAGATGAACCATCTACGATATCAGTATAGTATTTACCACCGATTTCGTGTATCGCAGCTGCACCTAAAGAGTCTACAGATTCGATATAAAGTTTTGCACTAGCACCATCATTCGACCTATCTTGCACATACGCTAATTCACCTTCGCTCAAGTCTGAGACTGCTGGTGCCGTTGCTCCTGTGCTTCTTTTAATTTGAATTACTGTTGCCATTTTTATTTCCTATAAAAATTAATTAATTAATGTTTATGACTCTGCACTATTCGAGTCGTGAACCATAATCTAAAATTCTATCCTCTCACTATGAGGGTCGGATTCTCACTGATTGAATCCCTTGATATCCTTGTATTTATAAAACTAAAACGTTCCACCATCTATAGAAGTGGTGGTTGTCCATTTGTCTGTTTCTGCATCGTAAGACAATAATCCATCGTCTGTTTCCGTTGCATTTACGTCTGCAAGTTCATTAATTGATTTAGCAGAAAGGTTTACATTTGATGAAGTGTTTCCAATTGCAACCTGTTTTGCACGTATATTTGTTGCACCTGCTACTCTAGCACCTACTGAACCTGTTGCTCTGTTTAATGTTCCTTTAATATTACTCATAATTACCTCGTTACGCCTGGAGTGACAATTGCTTGTCCTTCTATAACTCTACTAGTTGCACCTCCACTACTAGTGATTGTCAAATCATAGACATATCTACCAGCAGATAAACCTGTTGTTTGGGTGTCTGTTAAAGATAATGTTACTTGTCCTGTTGCTTCTGCAATAGACGTTGAGAAAGTTTCAGAGACAGAAGAAGAACTATATGTCTTTCTTATTTGTGATGATGCAGAATAACCTGATAAGTTTAAAACATCACCAGCAGAATCAGTCACATCAACTGTTATACTGAAGTCTGTTCCTTGGTCTATATATAAGTTTGCAATAATCGCCATATAACTATTTATGCGTTTTTAATGTTTACTTACTGAATTGAGCAGTAGGAACCGATTGGTGAATCTTTTCTACTGTTCCACTATCATTTGTGTAAACTTCGTCAACTTTTCTAACAGTTCCACCGTCATTTACATATACACCTTTAACTTTTGCAACTGGGCCAATAGGTCTTGTAGAAGTGTAATTGACCTGATATGTATAAGGTTGTGCAATAGTGTAAGGAACCTGATA